GCCTCCCCACCCTGGGAGAATGCGGTCAGGGCATCCTTGCCCATGCGACCGAATAACAGGGAGGCATCAGCGGCCCGCGTGGCCTGATTCTCATAGGTCGCGAAGCCCTCGGATATCTTGATGAACCGCTCGCGAAGTGGCATCTCAGCCAACTCCCGGGCGCTCATTCCCAGCCGGTCAAACGCAGCCAAGAGCGTCTTCGGTGCGTCGGGTAGCATGGCCTGGCCGAGTGCCTGATTGAACTTCTGAGTGGCCTTGATCGTCTGCGAAGTCTCGACCCCGAACAGGGCCATCGCGTTGCTGACAAGCTGGATGTCGGTGTTGGTGGCCCCGATGCTCTGGGCCTTCTTCGTGATCGTGTCCAGCTCATCAGCCAGCTTGAGAGTGGCCTTGATGGTGCCGACGAAGACGTCCTTGGTGACCTTCGCGGCCACGGCCACGGCGACGAAACCAGCGGCAGCAACAGCCAGCCCGGCGGTCACGGGATTAATGGCCGCAGCCATCCCGCCCATCGCGGCCCCCGCCTTGTTGACCCCTGCGCCCATTCCGCGCGCGGCCTTGCCCGTCTGCTTGAGTTCGCGCTGGACCTTGTTGGCCCCGCTCACCTTCATCTTGAGGTCAATGCCCTCGGCCATTTTCAGCTCCTTGATTTAGCGCGGCGCTCAGCCTCTTCGGCGTGCGCGGCCTGTATCATATCCTGCTCGCTGTCAAGTAGTCCAAAAGACTCGACCAATCGAGCCTCCTGTTCCTCAACCGACCCCGGCGAGGGCATCCCGCCAAGCTGTCGCCATGCGCTCCAGAGGCGCAAGACGCCCCATTCCCTGGGCTTGACGAGTTTATTGGGGCACACGTCCGCCTTGGCCCGCTCGGGGTGGACTCCTGGGGGCCTGTGGCGCGGGTACCTTACCGGGCTGCGCCACGGCTTGCCCTCGCCCTTGCATCGGGTGCCGCCGCATGAGCCCCAGAGCTTGCACCCCGTCCACTCGGAGCCCCAATGTTCTATCTGATCTGGGGTCGGCTCATGGTGGGCGGCATACTGGAGCGCGACCCTCAGCCTTTTCCCTCGGGCGCGGTCATCGTCCCCTCGGCCACAATCGCCAGGAAGACCTCCTCACGGAGCCCCTCGTTGTCCAGGATGAACTCAAGCCCCTCTTCAAGGCTCACGGCCTTGTCTCCGAGCGTGAGATTCTCGACGGCCAGCACTAGGTCACCAAGCAGCTCATCGCGGAACGCGTGGATCGAGGCCGACCAGGATGCCACCTCCTTGATGTAGTCGTCTTGGTCCGCGTCATCGGCCGCGCGGCTGGGGACTTGAATCGCCAGCTCACGCCAGCGAGCCATCCAGCCCACCGAGGGCGGGGCGAACACAATCACGCACGGCTCGGGTTCTTCGTCGTTGCCGCCCCACGTTGGAGTGAGTCGTCGTTTTTTCCACTTGCTTATTTCCATTGGGGGCGCTCCCGCTGGTTGGGTGTTGTCTAAGAGAAGATCAAGAGAATCTCATCCGCTCCACCGCTGGTCCCTTCGCAGAGTCCGGTCAGCTCAATCGTGACCTCTTCAGACCCTCGGTCTAGTGACACGTCCTCGGTGCGGAGCATCGGGGCGATCCAGGTGAACATCGACCCGGCAGCCTGTCCGCTCTGAACGGCGACACTGGTCTGTTGCGAGTTAGATCCCGTGAGCGAGGTCGTCTTGAATGCCTGCATACCCGCAATCATGCTGCCCTCTTTGAAGGTCCAGCCCGAGAGGGTCATCCTGACCTCACGCTGGTTCATCGTGTAGCCCTGAGCCTTGTAGGTCGTGCCATGCACATCCTCGCGAAGGGCAACACCGAATCCGCAAGAAAGCGAAGCCGAGTTACACTCCAGCGAGAGGGCCTCGTCCCCGCCATAGCCACCCTCAGAAAGTACGATCTGCCCGCTGGTCGATGGGACGGGACTCCCGGCGTAGGTGCCGACGGGGCGGAACGGTCGGATCGTTGACCCTGAGGCCCAGGTTGCCCCGGGGTTCGGGTAGCCACCGACGGCTCCACGGGTCACGGTCCAGGTTGCTCCTGAGATCCCCGTCACCTTGACAGCTTCGGCAGCATGCGCGCCCTCGATCATCCAATAGGTGTTGAGCGCGTCACCCGAAGAGGCCAGAGCATCTGCCACCACCAAACTCCCCGCACCAGTGAGGACGGTGCCATCTAGCTCCGTTTGGAATAGCCTGTCGTGCCGCTGGCCCGCACCGGATACCGTGTACCGGGCCGCGTCCTCGCCGCCCATCGTGAATTCGTAGGAGGTTGGCGACCACCCTGAGATCCGGTCGGCGCTGTTGTTGTTCATCAGCCAGAGAGTGAGCGCGTCTTCGCCAGAGTCCCGGGTGTCCGAGGGTTTGTACGCGATCACGCCCTTTACCGTGGCAGAGGCCGCAGGGCTGAAGGTTAGCGGGGGCTCGACGATGATGTTCGTTCCGCCAGAATTGACGGCTGAGATCCTACGAGCTTCGTAAAAACCAGTTCCGTTGCCAGTTTCTACGATCACACCTTGCCCAGCCACGAACCCCGTGGAGGCCCCGAGGTCTACCTTGACCTCCGTCGAGCTTCCACCCGAGACAACCTGACTCACCGCCGAGTTGTCAATCAAGACCCAGCCGCCTTTGATCAGGAGGTCCACACCAATGTCGGGAGGGTTGACCAGGACACCGGAGGGCATGACATAGCCCTCCATCGAGCCCTCGGCCGTCCGCTTCTGCTCGATGCCAGGGACGGCGGTGGCCGTACCGAACTTGTCCTCACGGGGGGCGACGGGGATGGTGCCGCCTGCGCTGCCGCCAATGACGCGGATCGCATCCGCCGCCTCGGGGTAGCTCTCGCCAGCGGCGTCGCTCAAAGAATAGGCGGACTGGGCAGCGACAAACGCCACCAAGTCCCGGCCGATGTCAACTTTTGGTCCAGTCATTTTTCTATGCTCCCTAGTAGGATTCCGATGTCACGACATCGATGGTGGTGAGAAGCGCGACGTTGGGCACCGCCAGGCCGGGGTCCGCCCCAACCTGTTGAGCCGTCACCGTAGCACGGATGATGCCGCTGGCGTTGCCCAGAGTCCAGCCCTGAGATCCCGCACCGACGCGGCGCTGAAATAGCGTCTTGATGGCGTCCCCATAGCGCCAGGCGGCCGTCATAACGTCCACCTCGTTGCCTGCGATGTTCTGATCGAGGACGACCAGACCCAGGTCAAAGCTCACCGTGTAGAAGCGGGAGTTGGCCTCACGCTCTCCGGTGGTGCCAGCGACAACCGCCGAGACGTAGGGGAAGGCGTTGGCCTGCTCGGCTCGGTGGTACCACGCTTCAAAGGTCTGGATGTCGGGGAGGTCGGCGGTGGTGATGCTCAGAGCGGTCCTGAGCGCCGGAAGGGTGACGGCGTTGAGCCCGGTGGACCCGTCCGTCAGCATCGCCATCATGGCGTCCACTGCGCGCTCGGTGAAGGTCGCCATCAGCGAGTCCTCAGGGCCAGGACGCCCCGGCGCTTGCTGCGCCAGTTCATGCGGTCAGAGAACAGCTTGTCCGCCTGCGCCTGCTTGCGAGCCTTGACGATGTAGACCTGGAAGAGCTGAGCGATGGCCGTGCCCAGAGGCACCAGGCCGCCCTTGGCCCCCGCCTCCTTGAGCCCGGCGACGTGGACGCTGGGGTCATATCGGACAGGTGGGCGCTTCGGCAAGACCCCGCCATTATGCAATCTCTCACCGAGCGAGTGAGCCCGGCCATAGACTGCGGTCTTGGTGCCCTCTTTGAGGCCCACGACCAGGCTGGTGCTCGTCACCTTCGCGATTCCGTCAGTACCCGAGCCGCCTTTTATCAGCGCCGTGCGGAGCGCCCCGCGAAGCACCAAGATCTGACGACCCGGGTAGACCCGGCTCTTCCATTCCTTGTAGGACTTGGAGAGCTTGACGAACTTCGGCCCGGTGGACCGTCCTGAGGTTCTAAAATGGCGCTTCTCATGCTTGTGGAACAGCTCAACGACATCGCGGAAGGCTGGCCCCCAGTCGTCAATCAGGTTGGCCCACTTGCTGAAGGCCATATCAATGTCGCGGGCATCCGGCTCCATCGTGAGCGTGAAGCGGGCCGAGCCACGCTGACCGCCGACCCGCCGCTGTTGGCTCATGGCCGAGGACAGGTTGCCCAGCCCAGACCCACGGGTGAAGGACAGGCCCACGGCTACAGGTCCGAGGCGTCGTCAAAGATGGGCACCGAAGCGTAAGGCACGTCAGGCCCGCCGGGGGTTGAGTCCCAGTCTGGGTTCTTGGCCCGCGTCCAGTGCGAGCCCATGCGGCTATCGGCGCCGCCCTTATCTTCCGAGCCGCCGTTGTCAATCAACATCTGGCGAATCTCGGGCAAGCTGCCCAGCATAGTCTCACCGATCTTGATGAGAGCCGGGGCGGTGCTCTCGGCGCCTGCACCGATGGAGCCCTTGGCGAGCAGCACCTGGCCCGAGGCCAGATACATCTCGGCACGCTGGACCCAACCGTCCGCCACGCTGGAGCTTGTGACCGTGGCGCTGATGCCGTTGGCGAGGAGGGCAGCGCGGACCTGATCATAGGCCCTGGCCCAGACGACATTGGCCTGGGCAAGGGTCGGGGTGGTGGAGGTCGATAGCGTCCCGAGTTGGGGAGCCATTGAGGTCGCGGTGGCAAGGTCGGCGTTATATGCCACGGGAACCCCTAAGCTTTATCGGCCTTGGCCTCGGCCTTCTTCTTCGCCGCCTTCGGGGCAGCCTTCGCAGCACCTCGGGCGATGAGCTTGGCGCCGCTGTAGTCCGTCGATTCAAAGCGGTCGCCCGCCTCGACGATGACGCCACCGACAGACATCTTGCAACAGGCGATCAGCTTCATCACTCGGCCTTCTTAGCCGGGGCCTTCTTCTTGGCCGGGGCCTTCTTCTTCGGGGCCTTGATGGCCTCGACCGCACCAGCCTCAATCAGGCTGTCAACCTCATCATCAGCCAGCTCGATGACGGCGCCCCCGTGATGGAGGGCACCGTCAAGGAAGACGGCTTGGCCTGCACATATGCAGACCTTCATTAGCTGACGACCGTATCGAAGAGATACCCAGCGGCTGGGCTGGTGACCACGCGGTCCTCAAGCCAGCTCACCAACATGATCTCAGCGCGGGGCTCTTCGCGGAACCGCTCCACGCGGCCGGGCTGACGCCCTGCCATCGAGAAGCACGCGCCGATGCCGTGCGGGGTGAGCGCCCGGGGGGCGTCAACCTTGTGGTAGAAGAGCGCCATTTTGCCCCAGATGTTCGCCATGCTTTTCGCGGAACCCTCTGGGTTAGAATTGCCCACGGCGTTACCGACCACGATCTCCTTGAGGCCGAGCGCCGAGGCGACCGTGGACTCATCGAGGTGGGTGGCTCCCGCCTGGGTGTACTTGTAGAAGTCAGTCAGCGCCGCGTTCTTGCGGAGTGCTTCCCAGACCTTGGCACCGACCAACAGCGAAAGCTCCGAGCGCGGGACGCCCGTCTGCTGTCGCACGGACTCGGCCGCGATGTCGGCCTGGTCCATTGGCGATGAAGCCGCGTTGTCCCACCGAGCAGCACCAGCCAGGGCGGCGGTGTATCCGGCGAACGTGCCCGTGTTGAACAGCAAGGACGCGAAGTCGCGCTCACGCTGAATCATGGCCGCATTCCATGCGATCTCAGTGGCCGCCTGGCGCAAGTCCAGGGCGTCAGAGCCAGCGAACTCACGGTCTGTGTCATCGACGGCGCTCTCGATACCATACTCCTTCAAACTGAAGAGCGAAGTCTGGCTCACGTCCGTGGTGACCCGGCGGAAGTCTGTACCGCTAGTGCGGAGCAGGCCATAGCCGGGGGCCGCGTAGCTCATGCCCGGATCTACAGTGTAGAATTTTCCCCGAGGATGGTTGACGACGGAAGTGGGCAGTGCCCGGTCCGCCACAAACATGTTGGAGCGGTTCTTGAGAAGGAGCGTGTACCGGGAAAGAATCCGGTCAACTCCGAGATTTGATCTGTTAGCCATGATTCAGAGTCTCCAGCTATGCGGTGTAAGTGTGGGGGAGCATGGCGACCGAGAAGATAACTCCGTCACCCGAGGCCGCCTCTAGAGCGATGCCAACACAAAAATCAGCGGGGGTAGCCGTCGCGACGCCCTTTCCATCGCTCTCGGTACAGACAGCCTCCCCGGCCACGATGGCGGCCCCAGCTTCAAGCTTGGCGATTCCGCCCATCTGAACAGATACGGGGTCACCAGAGGCAGAGCCGACGTTATCGGTCAAGATGCCGATAGGCCGCTGGGCCGGGAGCGATGCATTGGAGCATCGGGTTACGGTGTCAGCGGCGGATACATAGACGAGCCGGTAAGGGGTCGCGGAGTAGTCAGCGGCTGAAATAAGCGTGGTGGTCAGTACAGAATTGAAAGATGCCATGACTTAGTTCTCCTCAATGTAGAGAGTGGATCCTGCGGCCTGCGCCGCGATGGCCCAAGCGTCGTGCTCGCTCTGGCCGTCAGCCAGCGCCTTGTCCATCAGCGCCACGAAGGCGTCGGCGGCGTCAGCCGGGGCAACCTCGGCAACGGCCTGGTCGGAAGAGACACGCTCAACCGGGACTCGGCCCTCGGCAAAGATGCGGTGAGCACCTTCCTCGCCAAGCGTGTTCATGATCTGCCAGTAGTCGGCCCGCTCGGTGGGAGCGATGCGACCAAGGGTGCAGGCCTCGTCAAGGGCGCGAGTCTTCTCGCGGTCCTCAAGGACTTCGGCACGGGTGCGGAGGCTCTCAACCTCCTGGGTTGCTGTTTCCAGCGCGTCGGCCAGGGTGATGGCCTTGGCGGCCTCGTCCTGCAATCGGCGGACCTCGGCCAGAAGCTCAGGCGCCTCGGTCGGGAGTCCGGTGGCCTCGGCCAGCTTGACAATCAAGTCAGACATTTTTGTTCTCTCCGGTGCGGGAGCTTCCGAGAGGAAGATCCGACTCTGTTGTGATTCACTTGCGGCGAGAGTACCAGACACTTGAGGCCTCTGCATACCGGGAATCATAGGGATGTTGCACAAAGTGACTCCCGTCAATACCCAACCGCCCATTTTTTCTCCGCTAAGCTTGCTTGTGGCGATCCCCGGGGGCAGCAATTCCGCGCTGACCGAGGCGAATTCCCCGGCATCCACTCGCGCCGCCCCGTCGTCGGTCCAGGTGAACAGCCCCCAGAGGCTGACCCCGCCGTGGTCGTTGGTGCGGACCTCGACCTGAGACACTCGGGCCGCCGCCTTCGTGCTCTCGGGGTCAAGCTGGCCGTGGGCGCTGGCGTGGTTGTACCCGACCGGGGCACCGTCCTCACAGAACCAGCCCTCGCTCTGGACCTGGGCATAGGTCGAGGCCATCGAGAGGATGTCGTCCTGGGTCAACGTGACCTCACGGCCGCCAGAGGATGAGAAGAAGCGGCCCGAGCGGACGATCTCAACCCAGCTCTGCGCGCCGTCGGCCAGCGTCAAGGTATAGGGTGCGCCCCACATCGGGTCAGCATAGTACCGGCGACTTCCGCCACCGGCACCGCCGCCCGTGCCACCTCGGCCACGCTTCTTGTTGGCCTTGTTTTTGGCCTTCTCGGCGTCTGCTTTGGCCTTGGCTTCTTCGTCGTCGTCGTCGTCGTCGTCGTCCAGAGCCTCGGCGCCGGTCGCCTCTTCGATGGCGTCCTTGAGGTCGTGGCCCTTCAGCCACTCGCGGAACGCGCCCACGCTCATCTTGTCGGCGGCGGCCCGGACTGACTGCAAGGCGCTGGAGCCGTCAGGTTTGATCCCGAAGATCGCAGAGATAGCAGCCGGGGCACCCTCCATCTTTCCGCGCCTGAACTTGTCGAAGTCGGCGGGGTCAAGTTGGCGTGCGGCGTGTTCGTTGGGGAAGGGCATGTTGCTCCTAAGTGCTTGAAATTGTTCAGGATTTTAAAAATATCACGATACAGTTACATTGGTCCCCGCCGAGGCAGCCGGGGTCGGGCGTGGCGTATTCGTCAAGCTCTTCCATCCCGAACCGGGCGCCGTCCTTGCTGAGGCACACGTCGCAGGTGGACGATTCAAGCATGGCAGAGCGGATCCCCTCTTCGGCACCCTCGGCCCTGGCCTCCTGCATCCGGCCGAGCCCGAAGATCGTATTGGTGTCCCGCTGGGCCGCCACTAGGTCAGGACCCACGGACAACTTCGCCAGGGTGTCAAGCACCGCCGCCTCAATCGCCGCAGCCTCCAGCACGCCGCCGATGCTGGCGGACTGGATTGAGGTCACGGTCGCAGCCTTCGCCCTGTCGCCAGCCGCCAGGGCCGTCGTCCGTGCGATATTCTCCACCGCGTCCTCGGGGTCGATCTCGTCGGCCACGGACTCGCCGGGGGCGGTGGACTTCTTGGTCTTGGCCTTCCGCTTCTTGGCCGGGGCCAGGAGCAGCGTCCGGTCGTCGGTCAGGCTAGCGAGGTAGGTTAGCCCGGTCAGGCGCTTCGGGTTCAGGTCAAGCGCGAGCTGGCCCAGCACCGTCACCACATCGGGGCTCTCCACGTCGATGCCGTCGCGGGTTGTCTCAAACTCGCCCGAGCGGATGGCCTCGACTAGCTCAGGGTTGGACTCCATGCGGTCCACCTCTTC